CAGGTATTATTCCTAATGTGCCTGTAAGTCGTGAAGCGTATCTGATTATACGTGAAAACTTAATAAAGTAAAATAAAGATGGATAAACGAATAGAAAGAATGATTGAAAGAGAAAAAGCTCTTTCACATGAATACCTTACTAAAGTTCTTGAGTATGAACCAGAATCAGGAACATTTATATGGAAAATAAGAGCATCTAGAGCTGTAAAGCCTGGAGATATAGCAGGTTCCTTAAATAAAAATGGATATTTGCTTATAAAAGTAGGAAAATATATCTATAGAGCTCATAGGCTTGCATGGTTTTATTTTTATGGGCAATGGCCACCAATTGAAGCATACCAAATAGACCATATAGATGGCAATAAGCTTAATAATGCTATAAAAAACTTAAGAGCCGTATCAAATGCTAAAAATACAAGAAACCATAAGTTATATAGCCATAATACATCAGGAGTTAGTGGTGTCAGCTTTGCTGAGGCTAATAATAAATGGAAAGCTACTATAAAATATAATAGCAAAAATATACATCTAGGCTATTATGCAAAGTTTGAAGATGCTGTAAAAGCAAGAGAAATAGCAGAAAAAGAATTAGGATATACTACGAAAAAAGAAATATAAGCATGAAGTCACTTAAAGAAATGCAAGAAACAGCATTAGATGCCACGAAGCCCGGAACTGTAAATCCTAAAGAACTTCTTCAGCTTGAATTGCTGACTTCTTTTGAGAAATATACTAAAGCAATGTTTAAGGCTCAGTACCATCGTTCATTCATAGTTGCAGAGCATCATAAGAAGATGTTTAAGGCGTTACAGGATGTTGTCGATGGCAGATGCAAACGGCTTATAATTAACATTGCTCCTCGATATGGTAAAACCGAGCTTGTTATCAAATCATTTATAAGTTGGTGTTTTGCCTTAAATCCTAAGTGCCGATTTTTGCATCTATCTTATTCAGATATACTTGTGAATGATAATTCTGAAACAATCAGAAATATCATGCAGGAAGAGCTTTATAAGACTCTTTTTCCTAATTCGGCTCTTGCATCTGAGAAAGGCTCGGCTAAAAGATGGAAAACCAAGGCCGGAGGCGAGCTTTATGCAGTATCAACTCAAGGTCAGGTAACAGGTTTTGGAGCTGGTAATGTGGATATTGACTCAGATATTGATAAAATGGACGGAGGCAATGATATATTCACATTCGATGACCATACAAACGAGATGCTTGATATGATAGGAGCTACAACAAACATTTTCCAAGGCGCGATTGTGATTGATGACCCAATTAAGCCAGAAGATGCTGAGTCAGATATTGTTCGCGAGCGCATCAACATGCGATTTGAAAACACAATTCGTAACCGTACTAACTCGCGTAACACTCCAATCATTATAATAATGCAAAGGCTGCATGAACATGACCTTTGTGGCTATTTGCAAGAGATAGAGCCAGATGAATGGACTGTTTTATCACTTCCGGTTATACAAGTAGACCCAGAAACTGGAGAAGAACATGCACTTTGGCCAATGAAGCATACGCTTGAAGAGCTTTATAAGATGCGCGAGATAAATCCGCTTGTATTTGACACACAGTATATGCAGGACCCAACACCAAAAGAGGGTCTTATGTATGAAGGATTTAGAACTTATAAGATAGAAGAGCTTCCAACAGGCACAAAAGCACTTCAAAAGTGGAATTATACTGATACGGCTGACACAGGAGCTGATGATTTGTGCTCAATTTGCTTTATAAATACACCTGAATACTGTTATATAACTGATATTTTGTTTACAGATGCACCTATGGAGGTCACAGAGCCAAAACAAGCTGAAATGCTGACCAAAAATGGCACGGTTGAGGCCTTAATCGAGTCAAATAATGGAGGCCGTGGCTATTCGCGTAATGTAAAGCGCATATTAAGAGTTGATTTGCGTAATTTCAGGTGCGCTATTAAAACATTTACACAGACAGAGAACAAAAAGGCACGCATTTATACAGCTTCTGCTAATGTTCAGAGTGATATTTTGTTTCCGGAAGGCTGGGAGAGGAAATGGCCTAAGTTTTATAAGGCTCTTATGTCATATCGTAAAGATAATAAGAAGAGAAACCAGCATGATGATGCTCCAGATTGCTTAACAGGAGTATATGAAATGCATGCAAGAAAAGGTGGACGTAAAAAAATACAATTAAGAAACTAGTATGGAAAAGATGATAAGCCCGAATGGAGTTAAGGCAAACATGTGTTGTGCAAGCTGTTTATATAATAAATGGCTATATTACACTGGAGCGCCTAAAGTTACAAGATGGTGTGCTAAAAAAGATAAAGCCATAATTAACGGCAGAAATAAGTGTAGCTATTATGTAATGGATGAATTTTTCCAAAAAAGAGGCTATAAAGTGATAAAAGATTAAATTCTCGCATTATTCTCGTAATTTCTAGGCTTTCTAATTATATATGAATGACTAAATTATAAGCCTTGAATAAATATAATGCGAGAATATGAGATAAAAAATACCTCTATAAAAAATGTTAAAAGCGGTACAACTTATAAAGAAATTTAGTATATTTGCACTGTGGAGAAGTCAATTCGAAGCAAAAATACAGGTAATTCGATGCAAGTTAAGGGTAGCTGCTCGGTAGTATTAATATTAAAAACATAAATAATATGGGATTAAACTGTGGATGCCCTGCCGGTGCTCATATCGCCGACCTTGAGATTGCTGAATGCAAGGAGAGTATGGGGCAAGTTCAAAAAGTTGCATTCCAGCGCATCTATAAGACAGCTGGAACGAAGAACTCTGTCACTGACCCGACTAAGAAAGCATCGTTTTCTACCTTGTTTTCTGCGGCTGATGGTTCTAAGATGACAGTTTCTCCGTATATTCAAGGACCTACTTCTGAGCCTGGCGCAGCTCGTACATTCGGCGGTGGTAACCAGACACTTGGAGGTATTGAGATTACAATTGGCCGTGAGCCGACAACGTTCTCTGCCACTATCTATCAGGAAAGTCAGAAGACAATTGCACAGCTGAAACAGTACATGTGTGAAGAGATTGGTGTTTGGCTGATTGATGAAAATGGTAATATCGGCTGTTTGGTAGATGACCAGGATGAGCCTACAGCATACTTCCCAATTCCTATTGGTAAGTTCTTTGTCGGTGACAAGAAGCTTGGTGGTTTTGAAGAGCCGGACAGTAATATCATTGAATGGTCATTCTATCCTAACTGGAGTGATAACTTCTATATCATTAAGCGCGAAACATTGGACTTCAATCCTCTTACAGATTGGGCTAATGCTGCTTCTGTTGGGGCTTAAAACTTTCAGTTATGAGAAAGAAAAAAGAACAAACAGTAACATTGGTTGTGCCTAAGTACAATATGAGGCAGGAGTTTGGCATTCAGCATGCCGAACGCCTGCTTGATATGGGCACAGCCATAAACGGTGGATGGGAATTACCTAAAGATAGCAATTATACTTACGACGAAGAAAATGGCCTTAGAATTAAATCAGATAAAGCAGATTCTGCAAAAGCCGACTAAACGTCAGGCTATTCAGAAAGCTGTAAACATGCAGCGTCGTCTTAGATTTCATACTGAGACGAATGTTGCTGTATCTGATATTAACCAACCTACGACTATATTCCTTGATTGGGTAAGACAGTTGCTTCCGAAGGATAAATTCAACATATTCCTTCATCTGTTCAAATTTCCGTTGCCTACACCTGCTGTAGTTGAGGACGTCTATAGAGAACTCGAAAGGGTTTTCTATAGTCGTAACTCATCAAGCTCATACCAGTTTACAGACTCAGAGCTTGCAGAAGACTGGTCTCAGTATAAAAAGAATAACCTCAACGAGCCAGAGGTGTGGAAGACAACCGGATGGAAGAGAATGCAGGTATCGCCAAATAGTATTTTGGTAGTAGACCTTCCTCAAGTACAAACATCTTTGCACCCAGAGCCGTATTTTTATTGGCTTGAGATTGATGCCGTAATTGATTACCAGACTTTTAGGCTTGATGAAAATCAGTTTGAGTGGCTTATTTTCAAACAGCCGGAACATCGAATAGCTGTATTTGATGATACTTCTATAAGAGTATATCAGCTGAATGAGAAAAATGAAATTCAGTCACTTATTTCAGAGGCAAAGCACGATTTAGGATATTGCCCAGCTCGGTTCTTTTGGTCAACACAACTCAATGAGAAAAATAAAGACCTTAAGAAAAATCCAATTACAAAAGAGCTGTCAAATCTTGATTGGTATTTGTTCTTCTCTATTTCGAAGCAGCATTTAGACTTGTATGCACCTTATCCTATATATAGTGCGTATGAAGCTGATTGTAATTTTGAGAATAATGAGACTGGTGATTACTGCGATGGAGGTTTTCTACGCAATGCAAAAGGCGAGTATAAAATTCTCAATGATGGAACAGTTGAAAAGTGTCCTTGCTGTAGCGAAAAGCGTATAGCTGGTCCTGGTTCATTCTTAGAAGTTCCTATACCAAATCAATCTGAAGGTGTCGCAGATATGCGTAATCCTGTTCAGATAACTACTATCGATAAAGACTCACTTGACTATAATGTCAATGAGTGTGCAAGGCTTAAAAATGAAATTGTAATTTCTGTTGTTGGTTCAGGTGGTACTGTAAGTGAAAAAGAAGCTATCAATGAAACTCAGGTAACTGCTAACTTTGAAAGCAAAACCTCAGTTCTCAATGCCTTAAAGACTAACTTTGAATTGGCACAGAAATTTGTCGAAGATACTGTTTGCAAACTCAGGTATGGAGGTGCTTTCATATCATCTTCTGTAAACTGGGGTACAGAGTTTTACGTTTTCACAGTAACAGAGCTATATTCTAAGTACAAACAAGCAAAGGAGAATGGCGCGTCTAACTCAGAACTAGATGCTATATCGCAACAAATTCTTGAGGTTGAGTATCGTAATAATCCTTTGGTACTTCAGAGAATGCTTATCTTAAAGCAATTGGAGCCATATCCACATAAAACGCTGGATGAAGTGTTAAAATTGTATGAAAAAGAGTTATTAAATGAAAATTTGGTAAAGCTTAAAATAAATTTTAGTACTTTAGTCGAAAAATTTGAACGTGAGAACATTAACATAATTGAGTTTGCTTCAAATAAGCCAATGAGAGAAAAAATAGATATTATAAACAAAAAACTTTTGGAATATGTTACAGAAATTGGAACTTCAGCAACTACAGGCACTCAGTCTTGAGGATGTTAAGTCTTATAAGAAAAAGGCCGTAGAGCGTAAAGCAGAACTAGAAGCTGCTAAGGCTAAAGGCGGAAAAGCTTGGACAAGCGACTTACAAGAAGAGCTTGACGAGGTAGTTCTTTTCCTAGTAGATGTTGATGATGTTATTGAAGAAAAATCATCGGCATCAAAAACACAGGCTAAGAGTGGTTATACTCCTAAGCCGGGTACTGAGAAGATGGTGCACTTGTCAATTGTGCGTGGTCGTAGGTTTAATCCAATGACTGGCAAAGAAGAGTCACCAGCATATACTCAAATGTTCACATTCGCAGAGTGGCAGCTTTTCAAGAAAACGTATAAAGGCCTTGGTTATACCATTATGGCGGCTTTACATGACCCGTATGGAGATGCTGCAGAGTTAGTACAAAAGTAATTAACAGATAAAAACAAAGCTATATGTTAACAATTGAGATGCTACAACAAAGTTCAGCTTTAACAGGTCTTACAGATGACCAGCTGAATGCAATTGCTGAGATGTCAAGAAATGATGAGAATACCGTTATAGGTACTAAAATCGGCGCATTACACGGTCAGTATGACACTGATATTCTTGACATTACAGGCATTAAAAAGAAAGATGGTGAAAAAAGTTACGACTATGCTAAGCGCGTACTTGGCGAGTACAAAACTAAAGCAGAGTCTGCAAAAACAATTCAAACTCAGCTTACTGCTGCTCAGGCACAGGTCACAGAGCTCCAGTCTAAACTTGAAAAAGGAGCTGGTGATGAAACTTTGAAGCAACAGCTGAAAGATGCTAAAGCTCAAGTAACTCAGCTTCAAACTCAGCTTCAGACAAAGGAAACTGAGTTCAATACCAAAAAGGCAGAGTTTGATAAAACTATTAAGGACACGCATGTAGATTATGCTTTTCAAGCTGCTACAGCAGGTCTTAAGTTTAAGAGTGGTATTACTGAGCCTATTCAGAAGACACTGCTCAACGTTGCAAAAGCAGAAGTCCTTGCAAAAGGTACTCCTGATTTCATAGAGGACGGCCAAGGAGGAAAGAAACTTGTTATTCGTGGTGCGGATGGTAATATCCTTAACAATCCGAAGAACAATCTTAATCCTTACACAATGCAGGAGCTTGTAATGGAAACGTCGCTTAAAGATGTAATCGATACAGGTCGTCAGCAAACAGGCGGTGGAACAGGAGGCTTTGGGTCTGGTTCAGGCGGAACAGGTGGAACACTTGATTTGTCTGGCATAAAGAGCCAAGTTGAAGCCGATAAAGCCATTGAGGCGCATCTGCTTGCAAATGGTTTGACCCGCGACTCACAGGAATTTGCAGATCAGTCAATGCAGCTGAGAACTGAAAACAATGTGGCAAGTTTGCCTATTAGATAAAAAATAAGTTATGAAGTATAAAGAATAAAAAATGCTAT